AAAAGGTTTTTATAACGTTGATTGATGCCAAAGTTCGTTTGTTCAAAAAAAAACTGAACTCCCATACGATGTCCATTGTCAACTCACGAAACTTCTTCGCCTTTTCGTCAATATTGTCTAGGTCAACCTCCTCATCTACTTCTTTACACAAAATCGCCATTTGTTCAGGTAAAATATCAAATCTACCGTTTTTTAGGTATTGTGTGTTCAACTCCAACTGTTGACTTTCTATATAATCACCAAAAGTACCTGTTCTTAGGAAGTCCATAGGAAAATAGTAAACTTTTCCATCAAACTCGAAATAATCCATTCCTTTTGGCTTGTACTCCTCCATAATCTCGTTAAGGCACTCAATTACTGCCATAACATCATTCATAGGCACATTTGCCATTGTTTCACCGTCAATGCCCGTCATATAGATGAATAATTCCTTATACATCTTATTTTCTTGCATAACGTGATATTTTGTTAGGTCATTCTCGCTATTTGCTTCATCTTCTGTGATTTGATACTTTTTTATTATATCATATACACCACAGTAGTAGTCAACGGTCATTTCCTCCCACTTGTTAGGGATATTGTACTGTTTGTTATTGATTTCTATGTTTAACATTGTTTTTCTACTTTACTTTCTTCTTCTATGTCTTTTAACATATCTGACAATCTGCCTACCATTTCCATAGTTGCACTATGTATATTGGTTGAGCATTTGTCTAATAAATCGCTATTGGACTTATTTTTTAATCCTGCAAAGAAGCCTAAAGTAGTGAACATAGCTAAATTTGGTATAGAAAACAACCATTCGCTTACACTATCGTCTTTCAAGCCAAAATCAGAGAAATCATTGTGATACATCAGTATATCGCTAAGAATATCTTGAAAATCGTGGTATTTTCCACTTTCAGCCATCTCAGTAGCGTCATACACTTGTTTCTGAACAAATGTTAGATAATCTAGGACTATCTGCTCGTGTTCTTCGTTTATGTATATGATTTCACTCATTTCTGCAAAATTAATTATATATGTTAGTTATCTGTCGCAATTTTTGTGCAAATTTCAATTTTATAGGTCATTTAGCCGAAAAATACTATTTTCTTGCCCCTAAAGTGCTGATTTAGTGCCATAACTAGGCAATCGACCATATCATCGTGCCTTGCGGCAGGAAATTGTTGGCATTGCATCAAAAATTCTTCATTCCAAGCACCTTTGAGTAGTGTTACTCTACCCGTTTCTAGTGTTGGACTTACGTCTTGTACTCTAGCCACCTTGTCTTTAGTTGGCGGTTTATCTTCTTTTACGTTTAGACCTGTTTCTCTAATAAGCGTTTGCACTATGGACTTACCACTTGCTTTAGGTTCTACAAAAATTTTGGACTGTGTTGTATATCCATTTTTTTCTACGAACTTGATTATATGCTTTACTAGGTCAGGAAACTCTAGTCTTACATTCTGTACTGCTATTATTTGCCAAGTATTCTCTGCAAATACATAGGCTAGTAGTGCTGAAGGGTCATTTTTCTCACTTGCGGTGTACGCGGGGTCGATTATAAAATTGACTACCCCTTCTTTTTGTGTTTCATCTACTTTAAACCACGTTTTCTTAATCATACCGCTATTTGCAGGTGTTGGTCGTTGTTGTAGCTGTCCTGCATAGCCATAAGACCCTAGTGCCGACTTGTAGTCGTCTAACACCTCTTGAGAAAACCTTTCTTTCCAAAATAGACCATCTTGATATTGGTCTGCTAGGCTAGAAGGCTTTAAGTCGCTAGAAAGCTCTGCGGGTATGCAAATATGTTTGTGTTTATCGGGTGAGTTATACAAGAGGTAGCCGCTAAGGTCATCTTCGTGTACTCTCTGCATAATTATTATCCTAACTCCCGTTGTAGGATTGTTTAGTCGTGAGTATAGTGTTGACTTATACCATTCGTTAGCATTTTCTCTTTCTATCTGCGAAGCTGCGTTCTTTGGTGATGTAGGGTCATCGACTAGAATTATATCGCCACCCTGTCCTGTAACCGAACCACCAACAGATGTTGCCCTTCTAACTCCTAGATAAGTATTCTCGTATCTAGCTTTTAGGTTTTGGTCTTTCTTAATCTGATATACTTCACCCCAATGTTTCTGATACCATTCGCTATTTATGATATCCCTTGACTTTGTTGCGTGTTCTATACTAATCTCTGCTGAGTATGATGCTGTGATAAACCTCATCTTAGGATATACTGCCCAACACCAAGCGGGAAACAGTACAGTAACAAGTAAGGACTTACTGCTACGGAAAGGAATATTAATAATTATATCCTTGTCCTTTGGTCTATTGTCCTTTATCCTTTCGGCTTCGGCTTGTAGTAAATCGCAAAGGTATTTATGGTGAAAGTTTACTGATATGGGAACAGAGGGTTCAGCTATCTCAAAGGCTCTAATGAAGAACTCATAAAACGATTTCTCGCATATGGCTTTCTCCATTGCCTGAAGCAACTGCTTTTTCTGTTGTTTATCCATCTATCTCAACGTAGTCAGCTAAGTCATCGTCATCATCGACATCATCTCTTTCGAGGTTCTCCATCTTAGCCTTTAGTTCGTCTAGGCTAACATTATCGTCTAGCTTGATTTCTATTTTTCTACTGTTCTCCGCTTTTATTTCTGTTGATTGTAGCTTCGGCATTGCATAGTTAAGCAACTTGGCAATAGCATTGATGTATGCTTCAGGATTCTTAGCCGATAGCTTTTCGAGTGCATCCATAATATTTATCTCCTGTCCGCTAAGAGCATTGGCAAGTATCTCTCTTGTTATCTTAGTGGTCTTAGTAATACTACCCTTACGTCTGCCCGTACCGTTGTGATGACCAAAGGTTCTTTTGGGTGAATACTTTTCTGTGTTAGGTAAATTGTCTTTTTCCTCACTCATAATACAAAACTAAATAAAATACTATACATATACAAATAGCTTTATCTTTAGCTTTATTATGTAGGGTATATTATACCCTTCACAAACCCTTCAGTAACCCTTTAACTATAAAATACCCTTTTAAAATTTTTTTTGTATTTTTTTTACCTATATTTTTGCATTTCGCACTACTTTTGCGAAAGACTATCTTTTATTTTCACTAACTTCGTACCTTTCCTATCAACGTTGATTAAACGTATTCCAATAAATATTATTTCCTAAATATTATCTACTTATAAAATTGGATTCCATTTTGTTGTGGTTATGTGTAGATGCATAAGAATAGTTAGTATAATAATCGACGGTAATTTTATCCACTTTTCAACACCTGTTAACAACTTTTTATTGTGGTCCTGAGGTTTTGTAAAAAAAAATTGCAGGAATACAAAAAAATCGCTATCTAAATTAATAAATAGCGACTCTTTAAAATTACTGTTCTTTTATGCTATCAGCATCCACCAAATAAAGCACAAATAAACACTATAATCAGCCAAAAGGTTGAAAGATTTGTGTCCTCTAATCGTTTATTTTTGCTCATAACTATATATCTAAAGAGTTAATAATTTCTTCTTCAAGTTCATCTTCATCGATAAACAAGAGATAATGCCTTGTGATGTCTGTTATACCGTTATAAAGCACTTTTATAATGTCTAAGCCTTTATAATTGGTTTCTCTTTCTTCTAAGTATTCGAAATCAATTAAGAGCGTGTAATTCTCTTTCTCTAATTCGTAAGTATCTTTTATATGTTTATTATTTCTCATTGTATTATATTTTAACTGTTTTTAATTCTTCTTCTATTAATTCGGTGGTATTGTATTCCTCACAAAATAAATCTAACAAAGTCCACACCGCCAATTCTGTTATGTTCTCGGCTTTCTGTCCGAGCTGCTCAATATAAAAATCTGATACATTAGCCTGTGAGCATATCGCCCACGCATCAACGTAGTAAATACAAAGCCTCTCCGCCTCTTCATCTGTTCGCCTGTCGGCTAATTCTTGAAGCTCGTCAACGTCTGAAATTCCTTTGCTGATTGCGTGGCTTATTTCCTCAATAACGCCTTCTTTTATTTCTTCTAGTCTGTGATAGTTTTCAATTCGTTTCATATTAGTAAAGGTTAAAAATGTTTATTAAAATTAATGTTATAACTATTGCCCACCAAGAGCAAAAAATAATATTGTCTAAATTTAAATTTTTCATTTTGTTTTTTTTATAGGTGGGACTACTGCCCCACCTTGTTAATTTATTTATTTATTATGCAAAAAATTGTATTTGAATTTTACCATCGCTAAGGTTGGCGCAAATTTTGTTATCCTGATACAATCTTTTTAGAAATGCGCTAGTAGCATTTATTAAATATACTTTTTCATTTAAAAAATCTACTTCGAATTTGTTTAAATTATTTAAAGAATTATTTTTTACTAATTCTTGTACTCTGTCTAATGTTGTTTTGAAATTTACCATAAGTGTCTGATTTTCAGTGTTTTACGTTATTTTGCGGGGGGGTTTGGCTCCCGCTTATGGTACAAATATACAATTTTTTTAATACATCGTTAAAAAACTTTATTTTTTTTATTCTATTGCCTGATATAAGTACGGGCGAATAAAACAATTTTTTTAATATCCAAACAAAAACAAATATTTTTATTAACACTTAATTTAATAGGGTTAGTGTATAGGTTACACTAAGGTATAGGTGTAAAAAATTCGGCAGACTAATGGCAGTTTCAGGGCAGTTTCAGAGCAGTTTCGGTGGCAGTTTCGACCATAAAAAAATGAGCAGCAGTTACTAAAACCACTACTCATCTCAAAACAAATACAAAAATAAACTATCTTTTATATCATCCGCTTATATAGTATCTCTTACCTTTAGTTCTTAGCCATAGTAGTCTATCTAAAGGCACACTTCTGTAAGCACTTTTATTCATATCGAATACTGTCATCAGGTTGTAGTCCTCTGCATTGTACTTAGCACCTTTACCTGTTAGACCTTTGCTTACATTGAATCTAGCCAACATTACTCTCTTAGTACCATCCTTCTTAATGAATTGCAATGAGAACATTCTGTTATCGTCTTGCATCTTTTGTAGTAGGTGTTTCGCTTGTTTTTTAGTTATCATCTTAATAAAATTAAATTCGTTATCGTTTAGTTTGTTAATCATTGGAGTTCCGAAGTACCCCCTAGTACCCCCCTTACTACCCCCTATATTACCCCCTATGTCCGTAATACCTGACAAAGATATATAATTTTTTTTAATAAAACAAAAGTTTTTTACTTATTATAGGTCTTACCCCTTAGAATCATATTGATTATTGGTTGAGACACCCCATACTTCTCGCCTAGCTTAGTCTGACTTATGCCACCTGCCTTATACTCATTGCGTATCTGCTCTGCTTCTTCTAGTGTGAACTTACGTTTAGCATAGCCACCACCTCTCATATCTTTTCTATCGTATATATTAATGCTCATTCTCTAATCTTTCTATCTCAAACTTGAGATGGTTAATAGTCTTTTTAATATCCTCGATATGCTTTGCCTTGTCATCCATACCGTTCTCCTTCTTCTTACCTGCTCTCAGCAGATATGTAACAGCAGTACCTATGTTGTAAGATAGATTCCAATCCTCTACCACCTTACGAGCTTCATAGCCATATACTGAGCCAATGTAGTAGTCAGGTACGTTTCTATCCTTAGCAGTTTCTAATGCAGTCTTTTTAATTGTATCCATATTTCTTTTGTATTCGTAGTAGTATTTGCTATGCTTCATAATTCGTTCTTAAAGTACTTGTCTATTGTTTCCCTGCATTGGTCAAAGCCTTTGCAACAGGCAGCGTAATAACCTCTATCTAAGGCGTTCTGAATGAATATCTTTTGCTCTTTGGAGGGATAGGACTTCTTGTCCTTCTTTAGCTCTATAAACAAGCCGTTGTACGTTTCGTTTGGCTCGAATATAAGTAGGTCTGATACTCCCCTCAAATAGCCTGTACGCTTGGCTTTTAGCCTTTGTGAGTAATGTCTTTGAAACTGACCACCCATTGTTGCAGTAAATAGTGCATTTGGATATTGTAGCTTTATATAATCTACGATATTTATTTGCACCCTTTCTTCTGTTAACCTCTCTTGCTTTGCCATATTCTAATTCCTTAATACGCTTTTCGTAATCTGCACAGGTCTGCTTTAGAATATCCATCCTGAACTCTATGTCAGATACATCTGCTTTTAAATCTCGAAGTGCGAATATAAGATATAAAATAGAAATAAGCAAAAATGTTATAATAATCGTTATCATTTCAATCGCTTTGCCTTGTTAATAGTTTCGTTAATTAATCTCTGACCTTCTCTATCTTTCTGATAATCAGTTAGTTGACGTTGTTGCCTTTTAAGATTTGCCTTAGCCTTGTACTCCTTGAGCCATATATTCCAATTACGAACGTTGACAAAGCCACCACTATCAGAATGTCTTATACCCTGCTCAAATGCAAACAGAACCTCATTCATATCCATACTACCATAGAACCTTGATAGGTCATCTACTAGCAGTTTAGACATCATTACTATTTGTTCTGTATCAGGCTTCTGACCTAGCATCAGG